GAAAGGGAAAATCAACATTTGTCAAATTATTAGTAAAATTATATAGACCATCAGAGGGCGCAATATATATTGATGATATTAATATAGAAAGCGTCGACCCTACTTATATAAGAAAGAACGTAACTTATGTAAACCAAAGTTCTAAATTATTTGATATTAAAATTATTGATAACATTTTGTATGGATGTACTGATCACGACGCGTGTAATGGGCATTTGGACGAAATTGTTCAATATCCTAAAATTAAAGAGTTATTTAAAAATCTGGATATTCATAACGGTACAGTAGGAAGTTTGGGAGAAAAATTATCCGGTGGTCAACGCCAAATTACTAATATAATAGGTGGTTTAGTAAACCCCTGTAAGATATTAATATTAGACGAACCAACAAATGCAGTAGACGCAGAGTTGAAGACTGAACTCTTAGAATTGATATCTCATTTTAAAAAATATAAAAAATGTATTATCATTATTACCCATGATGAAGCAGTATATCCTCTTTTTACGGAAAAAATAAATATTTAATTGAGACGTGTATATAAAAAAACAAATTTTCTTATATATTACAAAATCATTTTACTTACTGGTATCGTAATGAATCCGGGGAGCGCCACGCGTAATTCGCGGACAAGTCAGCTTATTCAAATCCTTGACAATAATCCAGCCCCTTGTTTCATGTACAATGATGAGAGTGTGCCGGATTGCCTCCAGACGCACACATTCATTACATAGATCCATAAGTAATCTACCGTTCATGAAGGCGACCAAGTCCGTGAAATACTCACTATTAAATGCCGCGTCTTCAGTCATTATCGACGTCTCGATTGTATCTTGTAGAATCCTGTCCAAGTTTTGGAAATTGGCGCCAGATAGTTCCCAACGCTCGATTCCCTCCAGAATAGTATTCTTCCTCGAGCGTCCGTACTTCACGTCAAGCGCATTACGAATAATATTCACGTTAAAGGACCGCGTTTTATATTTCTCACACCATGAAAGGAAAGGATAGATCACGCGAATAAAGATGTTACGCATCGCCTGGCAACCTTCAGCTCCCAAGATGCAGTCATCGCCGGTCATATCCTTTACGCTTATATCACCTAAGACTGGATGTTTGAGATCAGCCACGCTGTTTTGTCCAAAAGGACCTTCCGCGCCTATCTGGATTGCTAGTTTTTCTTCTCCATTACCTACGCATAGCCTAGCGCTATGCGTAAACGGAGTTGTGTTATCCGCCGCCCAGGAGTGCCAAACATCCGTCTGATAATTTTGAGACTGACTCTCCATGGTTTTATTACAATGGTCGATGAGATAAAAAGAGAATCAATTTTCGTGAAACTCGAGAACTTTTTTACAACTGACTAAAACTACTTACAAACAAATGATTGCTTATCGTAACCAAAATTTCAATAACTAAATGATAAGGAAATTCAGGATATATCTCTATTATTTTTTTATTGTTATAGGTTTCGTTTAAGAAAACTGCATAGGTTGTTAAAATCAAACCCACAAACAAATAAAAAAAGGGGTCCATTAATTTTTTTACTGCCGAGAAATAATAAAATATGATCACAAAGAGCAATAAAATTTGGGTGAACAAATAATACACAAAAGACATATTAAAAAAGAAATAGATATCTGTCACAAAAATAGCAAATATTGTTCCTAACAGCAAATTAGACGGTGTTTTTCCCGTATATTTATAAATGTTGTATAAAAATAAAAAGTTAGTCGTCATAGCAATGACATAAGTTATAGTTATTTGTAAACCATCAGTTATATGCACCCAACGAGAAAATAAATGCATAATGTCAAACATAAGCAATCCAAATACTAATAAAAAAGAACGGAGATGTTTGGTTTGAAATAAAAAATATAAAACAATAATACACGAAATAACATTTACACTTAGAGAATATGGCTCGGTGTTCCAAGTATCATTTTTGTTGTTCATAAAGTACATAAAATAACTATATACTTTATTTTATCAAGAAATCCTGCTAATTTATTCCTCAATTTGAATTGGCTTCTTAGATTGTCCAGTCGGTGCATTATTCTCTATAATTTTCGAAATCACACAAATGTAGGGATCGTTTAATTCAAAACGAATACCAATGACACGCGTCAATATCTTCATATTTTCTTTCGCGGCGTTAAAAGATCTGTCATTATATTGATGATCTCTTGCGACAAAGATGGTCAAAGGTACTACGCCATCGTTGTCCATTACTTCCGCATGAATACCAGCTTTCGTGATCGTTTTTACAGTACATTCGATAAGCATACCTTCGACAGGATGACAAATCATACATTCAAATACAGTTTCAAACGAAATCTTATCCCCAGCAATGTCGCCACTTGAATATGTCAAAACCTTTACTGAATTAGGTTTAATAAATCCTTCGGCAATACATCGCCCCTCTGTGTTTTTGGAAATCACATTTTCTAAATTCCGTGTGATGTTTTTCCCGATCTGGTTTATCGACAAAATAACGCGCTTTGTCAACATTGATTTCATATAAACACCATAAATTTGTTGTTGTTTTGGGGGTCCGGTTTTTTGAACCGCGGCCATGATACTATAATGATATAAAATTATATTTATATCATTCCTTGATTCAATTTTATTACGAGGCAATATTATTTAAAATGGCCTTTTCGTTATCGAAAAACAAATTCTCGCCTTTACGTGTCTTGTCACGCAAGACGATTTCCGTAATAACACAAAGGCCGATCTTGGCAATTTTCTCGCTGTTTTTGGCAGTATATGCGCGTTCGCCAAGGATTTTGTTTATTATTTTTATAATGTCACCCTTCGTTTCGTTATCTAATTTGGACCCAGTGTTTCTCTCCACAGTAGTGTCTTTTACTTTGAAAACTACCTGTTTACTCCGACTAAACAAATTCATAAATCCAATCACTTTATTTTTAAAGGTCGCTTCTGAAATAATAAAACGATCAATGATTAATTGGCCTAGTTTTTTCTTATCACTTTGCTTGGCTTCTTCCCAGGTTTTCGAATCTTCCAATGATTGCACAAAAATCTTACACGTATTTCCGTCGGCCAATACAATTCCTATGGTTGATTTATTCTGTACTATTTTTTCTTCGAAATAAGCTTTTATGATCAATTCATTGGCACTCTTTGCCTTAAAATCATCCGCAAACATATTGAATAGTAACGTTAATTTATTAACAAAAATGAGCGAATCCAAATAATGATAGTATATATATTTGGTGATGTTTTCAATGGATATTTTATGAACATTTATTAAAACTTCATCTACCTTTCCGACGTGCTTATACCAATCTGTTTCCCCTTTGTCTAGGACCTCCTCGGAATTTAATGCGGAATCCAAATTCTTTTTAATATCTTCCATGATCTGATCATAAGACATTGCCAAATCTGACTCTTCTTCTTCTCCTCCATTGTCGTCTTCACCAGCTGCCTCTTCTGGAATCGAACCTTCTACTGCTACTTTTTTCGTGGTAGTTTTTTTTACTTCATCGGGTAATTTGATCACCACTGATTCATGTTTAAAATCGACAGGAACAGAGCGGTCAAAAACCGATGCCGTTTTGTCACTAATTTCAATTGGCTGAAACGCGTAATATTCGCCTTTGTTTAATAAATATCCTCTTCGGCCATATTTGTCCAAAATATATTCATTCGTGTCATCAATAAACTGAGTGAGCGTATAATAAATCTGTTCTTTAGGGTAAGGTTTTACTGCATTTACGTAGTTCTCAATTTGTGTCCATTTATATACAGATTGTTCTCGAAACATATCACGAATTCGTTTCAAAATAACTTCATAATTCGTTTTTACAAAGTCTTCGCCATAAGAATCCTTAATAATATCCGTTTCAGGATTGAGTTCGGCGTTTGGAGAACAAGTATAAGTACAATTATCCATATAATCGCAAACATTTGTGAATGGCTTATCGCCAATTTGATAAACGATTGTTTTTTTACTAGCCAAATTTATTTTTATATCACGATTTTCGGCAATTTCTAAGAACTTTTCTATGGTGAAATTGGTCTGGCCAATATTCAATAAACAATCTACTGCTGTTTCTTTAAGGAGTCTCGTCACTTGACCAATTAATTTGGTTTTCTTTTCTGCCAAGCGGTAAACGTATAAATCAGCGGGTTCAATATCATTTTTGGGCAAGGTACCATGAAGATAAATCTCCACGTTTCTTTCTTCATACGGCAAAGCACAATGACTTAAATTTCTTACACCACGCCCAATAATCTGCTCAATACGATTCATATTATACCATGGTTCCAAAATGTGAATTTGACGAATACATTTAAAATCCAGGCCTTCCGACGCCGCCTTGGATATGATAATAACTTTTACTTGAGATCCGTCATTATTATCAGAATCTGTAATATATTTCATATCCTCTCCGTTATTTGGCGAAAAATATTTGTCACCAGTGATCATCACATATTTGGCCGGTAAAAAAGATTCCTTGGGAACTTGGCTTCTTGGTAACAAAGTGACCGCGTCAATGATTTCCACGGGAGGAGTTTTTAACAAATTCCGCGTATATTGCGTAGATCCAAAACGTGAAAACCCTAATTCTTCCAATGCCAGTGCGATGGGAACGGCACCGCCGTCAATATATTGAGAATAAACTAACACAATTCCTTTTGACTGCATAATACTTTCACATATTTTGGCAATTTTACTACTATACTTACCAATATTTTCTCTTGAAAAAATACGCCCGTATTTTTCCGCAACACCTAGTTTATATTCAAATTCGTATCTTATAGGTGGAGCATCAGACGTTTTATAATTCATAATTTGCGCCAAACCTCGTTTACCTATCATATCGTCGATAATTAATTTACCTTCTTCCGCAGGAATTTCCGGAGTAACTACAGGTTCTCCTTTTTCTAAGGAGGCCTTTTCGTTTTGAATCATCATATCTAAACGAGTATTTGGATAAATAATATTCAGTGCCTCCAAAGGAACTAACAAAAGGGTGTATCCGAAACTCTCCATATTCTCAAAAGTTGGCATATTAATTTCTACGCCATATGCGTTGGTTTTATTAAATGATTTGGTAAGATAATACCGCATGATAAACTCATATCCATAGTTTTGATATTCACCGATAGGTGTCACAAAAACTGGGGTTGATTGAATCGGGGTTTCAATAGCTTTATTATTCATTTGATTTTTGGGATAAGGACTATTTAATATCAAATTTTCAGGTGCAAATAAATCTGGGTAAATACGGATCGGAAAGGTATAAGGATTTTCGCCTCGCACATAAGAAACGTATCCAGTTAATTTTCGTACCAATATTTCACGACCGCCTTCAATAATACGACCATCCTCCAATTTTTTCTCTTCTTTGAAATTACCGTCTTTGTCAAAAATATCATTAATAGAAACAGTCGCGCGTTTATCATTGCTATTAATCAAATTCAATAGCCAAATGATTTCCTTATGCGTATTATACATTGGTGTTGCGGATAGAAGTAACAAACGCATATTATCGGCACTACGCGCGACAGTCATTAATAATTCCGCCGTACGTTTTTCTTTGTTCTCGTCAGTGATTCGAATATTATGAACTTCGTCAATAATAATGAGACGATTATTAAAATTTTTCTTAATTTTCTTGATTTCAATCTTTTTACGATCCTTTTGTGAGAACCCAGTATCACCTGAAATACTGGTTACTTTGCTAATATAATTCGCTAATTCACCATATCCCATAAAGACATAATAAGAATTAATAATCGCGTTTATTTGTGCCACTACGCGTTCTCGAGTTAATCCCTTTAAATTTGTAGGGTTAATTTCACGAATTAATAAATTACCTACGCACGTGTCCAAATTCCAAAGCCCGTTTATTTCCTTTAATTTGCTGTCATTAAACAGCTGAGTGCGGAAATTTACTTGAACGTTAGGAGAAGCGATGATCATTATTTTTTGTGTGATACCTACCTGTTTCATGTAAGATCGCATTTCTTCAGCGACACCAATCGCACTGCAGGTTTTACCAGTACCCAACGAATGATATAAAAGCAGACTGTTATACGGTGTTTGAAATGACAAAAAGTTTTTGACAAATTGTTGGTGCGCCATTAATTCGAATTCGGCATTACATAGGATTTCGGACTGTTTTTTAACATCATAAATGGTGCCGTCATATTTTGTATCATTGAATTCCTTGCGTTTTGCTATTTTTATATTAAAATTGGGATCATTCAAATGAGGGTACAAAAAATCATATTCGGTGTTTGTGCGATTTATTTCGAATTCCTTCCGCTCTTTTTCTAATAATATATTTCTGGGATCCGTTTGGTACTGAGGGTCGGACGATTCAGGGGGTGGTGCTACAACACTAGTTATTGGGTCTGGGCCTTGTGGAATATCAGGGGTCGCAATCGATTCCGAGGCTTCTTTTTTTTCCTTTTCAGAAATGGGTAATAATGCGGGTGTCAAAACCGCTTGGCCGACCGGTCTGGCGATAGCCATATCAATAACTGGTTCGGACTTGAGCTCGGGCTCAGGCTTTTTTAATTTTGATTTTATTTTACGAATGATTGGTTTACAATCCCCAGTATTTGTATCCTTTTCTTCTCCAGCCGGACATTTTTCCTCAAATGGTTCGGGTGGAGCAACTTCGGTGGTTTCGTCAGAAGAAGGACTAAAAATATCAACTAGGGTCTTTAATAAACCAGGCGAATCTTTTACAACAGCTGGTTCAGGGTTTAAAAGAAGCGACCCTTTTATTTTTGGCAAAGGAGCTGGTTCTGGTGCTAATAAATCAGTTAGAGGTTTTGGACCAAGCTCTTCTTTTCTTTCTTTCTCAATTTGATCGGAAGACAAATATTTGGCAGCATATTCTGCGTAATAAATATCTATAAAATCTTGTATCCCCAACAATTTTACTAGTTTACCCTTTGTTGTTTCATAATCTACACCAGTCATCATTTCGGAATTATGTCGCATTTTCTTCCCCAATATTTTATTTTCTTTGTATTCGCCTGAAGTTGTAGTATGGTTTACTCTAAATTTATCAATGCCCGTCAATTCGGCAAACATATAAGATAATATGCGGCGATCCAATTTTTTATCATTGATAAATACCTGGTACATTTCCGAGGCCTTTCCGGTTTTTTTCTGTCTTGCCGTTTCTTTAGGATCAGTAATAGTAACAATACTGACGCCATCACGTTTGGCAATCAATAACTGTTGAATAAGATCAACTGCCTTTTTTCGTTCTTTTTCCTCTTCTGCGCTTGATAACGGAGGCAAATTATTTATACCACCGTAGTGTTTATATGTTTTATTTTGTTTTACCTTATGAAATTGCTTATTTTTTTTGGAATACATTATATATTCTATATAATATATTTTTGCATCAATCAAACAACTCACTTACTTGTAATTAATATAAATCAAAAACACGCAAACCATAATGAGAAAAAGGAACAAGAGATGTTTCTTTATTTTGTAAGAAGAGGATATCTGTTGCGCTGTTGACATGTATTGGTCTTTATATTTATCTAAAGCAACAGGCAATGATATTTCCTCTTTTCCGATAACATTATTAATTTTGTTATGTATAAAAAAAACCCATCGAACAAAAGATTCCCGGTTATCTAGGTAAGGTGTTACCGGATATTTGTCTAATAATCTACTAAATTTGTTTCCTATTTCTTCATTAGGAATAAAAAGAGGGAAATTTTGAATTAAATCATAATATTTTCGTTTTGTCACTTGATTTGGATATAATGGATAAGATTCGGATACGGTGTGTAAAAAAAACCAATAATGAGGCCCCCATACGGATGGACTAAATTTCATTCGAAATAATAAATATATAAAGATTGTTTATTATATTATACTATCCGGTTTGAATTAAAAAATATGAACGATAATTACTGTAATAATTGTGGAAAGATCGGACACGTATTTCACCAATGTAAAATGCCGATTACCAGTATAGGAATAATTGTTTTTCGCCATAATAAGCTTTGTAACGATCAAATCGAATATCTTATGATATGCAGAAAAGATACATTAGGATTTATCGATTTTATGAGAGGAAAATATTCTATTTACAATAAAGAATACATCTTAAACATGATGAAACAGATGACTGATCGTGAAAAGGAAGATTTAAATAATTTGGAGTTTGACGAATTGTGGAAAAAGATATGGGGTACCGAGGAAATATCAAATCAATACAAAATTGAGGAGATTGTTTCCAAAGAAAAATTCAATTCTTTAAAACATGGTATATTAAACAAAAACGACTTTTACAAATTGTCAGATCTCATTGAAGAAAGCAATTTTTGTTATAACTGGACCGAGCCCGAATGGGGGTTCCCTAAGGGTCGCAGAAATTATCAAGAAAAGGATATCGAGTGCGCAATGCGCGAATTTGTAGAAGAAACCGGGCTTTCGAAAATAAAAATTATGGAAAATTTGATTCCTTATGAGGAAATATTCACGGGATCAAATTATAAATCTTATAAACATAAATATTTTATTGGTTATATGAGTTTTGGCGAAACCCTCCTGACCAATAATTTTGAAAAGACGGAGGTTAGTAAAATGAAATGGTTACAATACGATGACTGTGTGAAATATATTCGTCCTTATAATTTAGAAAAAAAAAGGGTGTTGTTTAATATCAATTCTACTTTGACCAAATATAAATTGCTATAATACGATCCCTCTGTTTTAAGTTACTGTATTCTTATTGACAGACCATTCTACTAAGACATTTACATTTTTTGTATAAACGTATATCCAGTCCTCCCGTTTTACCGTCTTCATCATAATTAACGATATAATGGATTTGCATGTTATGGGATAAATAAACACAATGACATTTCTCTCTAAACTCTCTTACGTGAATTCTAAAATAAGGCAATGGTTTATTTACTAAAAAACGAATAACGTTTTGGTGTTTATTTTTATCTAATTTGTCGATTATTTTTTCGCCTCTAACGCTAAACCTAGCATCAAAACGCAATATATGCATCACTACATCTATAGGTAAATTTTTGGTTAAATTCATTTTAGTCAATAGTTTTATGAATTATTGATATATTTTTTGTAAATTCCAAGCTAGTTTAAGGTACTATAAATATCTTCCGGTAATATAATGAGATTTGAAATTTTATTAATAGGTATCACGTTATTCATCGTCGCCAATATCTATAGTGAAGGAAAATATTTAAAATTAGTATATTCTTGGAAAAAATATTATCAAATGGCGGGTGTGGTATTTGGAGCGTTTATGATTTATTGGTTAATCAAAAAAAATCCTGCTCAAGCTGGGCAAATTTTGACCGCATCCAATGATTATATTAAATATTTACCTGTAGACAAAAACACTTCCAATATGATATCGCCTATTCTCGATTTCACATCTCGACAACAATTCGGAGGCGGACAATCGTCGATGACAGAAGAGGTTTCGTCCGCTCATTTAGACCCAAGACAAAGAATTTCCGAAAATAAATTAATGACCTCAGGAAAAACCGGGACAAAAAGGTCGGTTAGTGAAACCAAAAAGAAATTTGTAGCGTCAAATCAAAACTGGAAATGTGGTACTTGCGGAAATCAGCTAAACGCTTGGTTTGAAGTAGATCATAAAATACGTCTTGAGTATGGGGGATCAAATCAAGTTGATAATTTAGTCGCTTTGTGCAGAGAGTGTCATGGAGAAAAAACGGCTATGGAGAATTTATAATATAAAAATATACTATATATTATAAATGTCAATTTCAAATGAAACAGTAAATGATAAAAACAAACAAGATATACAGACGATGTATTCATATTATGGTATGTATTTTTTGATTTACTCGGTAATATTGATAACAACCGTTTTGTACTTTATTTATTCTGATAATTCCCTGACGTTTTCCTATTCAACCTTGGGGTTTGTTGTGTCAACATTTTTTCTATTAGGTATTAGCATTTTTTATTATTACCCACAATTAAAAAACAAAAACACCAACATGACTCTCACTTACTTGATGGCTATACTTATTTGTCTTGTTTCAGGGATTTCTTTTGTAGGCTTAACCGTTAGTAACGAAAATCTGGCATTGTTGGGCAACGTATTTCTTATTTTTATCGTTTTAGTCACGGCTATCGCGTTAGCTATATTTTTTTATATATTTGGTGATTATTTAAAACAACAGAGGGGATTTTTGGGTTTACTTATTAATTTCATTTTCTTTATTCCCTGTCTTATTTTGGATTTTGTCGAGTTTATGAAAACTGAGTTTAGTTTGACAACCAGAACTGAATATATTCTAGTAATCGTGGAATTGTTATTAATTATTAGCTATTTTTTTGCCAAACCCATTATTGATAACCTATTATCGTCAGGAACGGTTTATTTGTTGAATAATCCGGTGTTTTTAAATAAGAAAACCATCATAATGGATGACACTACAACGTTGATGTCAAAACCCGATCCAAAGGCGCCGTTATCTACTGATCCGGTACAACAATTAATTAATAAAAAAAAATATAATTCGAATTTTTCCATTTCGATGTGGGTATATTTGAATGTTCAAACTGGAGAATTTTTGATGGACAACGGAAATTCCTATGAATCAAATATTTTTTCGTACGGAAATGGTAAGCCAAAGATAACATATACAAATAATCCAACGGACAGATCAAACCGGGATGTTTACAACTTTTATTTTTCCGATAGTTTACCCAATACACAGCCACATTACAAAACCACAATAGCAAGTCAAAAATGGAACAATATAGTATTCAATTATTCATCAAGTAAAGTCGATTTGTTTATAAACGGCAATTTAGAAACAACTTTCTATTTTGGTACAAAAGCAGATATTCCTATTTATAACGAGGACGACTACATAACCGTAGGACAGCAAATAAACGGATTATTTGGTGCTATCTGTAACATTGTTTATACTAAGAACTTACTATTAAATACGCAAATTGTGAATAATTATAACGTTTTGATGTTGAAAAATCCACCCACCTTACAAATATAGTTAGCGATTCGTCGACACCTTTAAGAAGAAACGATAATTTTTCCTATTTTAATTCTTAAAGGGTTTAAATTAATTTGTTCAGATAATTTATATAAAAATGAATATTACGATAATCGTTTTAGGAATTTTATTGGTTGTATTAATCTATGTTTTATATTTGTACCTATCGCCGTCTTATTCGTCTCTCTTATTTTCTGCCTCATTAAACACAAATAACCCGCCACTCACGGTCATAGACAATCCTACTTCACCTAGATATGCCTACGGTATGTGGTTGTATGTCAATTCATGGAATTCCACTAGTGGAGAAAAGGAAATTCTTTTTAGACGCAATAATATCAGACTTTTTTTAGCCGCAAATAAATTGTCTCTTAATTTGAGTTTATATGACGCCACTGGTAAATGGAGCAAACCGCCAATTGTGGTTACTAACGATTTTCCCATACAAAAATGGGTATATATCGTCGTAAGCGTGGACAGTAACTTTGTGGATTGTTATTTAGATGGTAAATTAATCACTTCGCAAAAAATAAACGAAAATTTGATGCAACCTTCCGATGTTGGAACAATTGGCTCAGGAAATGGATATAGTCCTATTATATTAGGAGGTTCCGATATAGCTGGAACCGGTGTTCCTACCTATACCAACTATGATGCGGCATTAAATAAATTTATAAGGTGGTCAACACCAGTGAACCCACAAATCGTATATGATACTTATATGGGTGGAAACGGCACAACCAAGTTAGGTGGTTTATCATCTTTTAATGCGAAATTAGACATTTTGAAAAACAATACTACCTTTTCTTCATTTTCAATATTTTAGTAATTTACATTGAATAGTTATATGTTATTAATATATAACTATGAATCAAGATCCAACTAATAATAATTCAGCAACTAATTTAATAAATGATACATCTAGACGTGCATCTGAAGCACTAACCAGTGTTAAAAATCAGATAAATGATTCGTTTAGTCAGTTTTCGAATCAACCAAATGCACCCAGTGAATTTAGTTTTTCTAATACAATCATCGCAAAGTTCGCATTTTTACTCTTGGTTATTATTTTATTTTTGTTTTTCGTTAATTTAGGAATAAATCTTATTGCTTACTCCATGTCACCAGGAAGTAATCCTTTTTTGGTAAAAGGTTTACAAACTGGTAATTTCCCTATTCAAATATCGCAAGACCCTACGTCTAGTGGTTCCGTAACATTATTACGTTCAAATAATCAATCCACGGGTGCGGAATTTACTTGGAGTATTTGGTTAAAAATAGATGATTTGACGAGTGGAGATATTCAGTATCAGCACATCTTTAACAAAGGTGATAATTCCTATGACAAAACAACTGGTGTCGCAAAGATAAATAATGCTCCTGGTCTTTATTTAGGTAGCAACAAAAGTAAGGAATCTTCCAAACTTACACCACCAAATAGTCTACATATTGTTATGGATACGGTTGGAAATTTAGTAACATCGATGGGTACTACTAATGCACCTGGTTCTACACCTTCTAAAAGTTCTGATTATATGAACCCAAATCCGGCGATAATTGATGTGGCAAATATTCCTCTTAAAAATTGGTTCCACGTCGCAATTCGTTTAGAAAACTCGGTTCTAGACGTTTATGTGAACGGCACAATAGATCAACGGGAAGTTCTGGATAACGTTCCCAAACAAAATTATTTTCCAGTAAATATTTGTCAAAACGGCGGATTTCAGGGCAGCATGTCAGATTTACGTTATTTCAATTCGGCTCTCAATGTATTCCAAATTAATACGATTGTGTCTCAAGGGCCTAATATGAACACCAGTGGACAAGCAGCTAATAATGGAATAATGAAAGATTATCATTACTTATCCAATTTATGGTATCCCAATTAAAAATAATATACACCAATTATGTATATTATTCATGGCAAATATTGATTTATCTTTAGCCGTTATATGTGCTGAGATTAAAAAAAGAAAGACGTTAATTTTTGAACCACCCAGTCGTTATACACCAAATAATCCCTATATTGATAATCCCCAGTACAATCAAAATGATTTTAATATGAGAAGAAAGGCCGAAATATTATTATATCGTAAAAATTCTTCGCAATCCAATTCGACTCTTACCAAGGCACAACAATATGCCAAATTAATAAATTCCAATGCCTCCATGTCTAAGTATAATGATACCATTTTGTACCAAAACGACGGGTCAGGTAATTTCTATCAAATTGTGGTAAAATATCCGGATCGGTACACGGTTTCTCAAGTCGTCGTAGGATATGACATATATGATAATTCAATCAATATTGATGTATATAATATTATTCCCGGGAAAAGAGCAGTACCTTGTCCTACAAAAATAAATGTGCCAACCAGCTCTTCCAACGTTCCGGGACCACCTATGAATTTGTATAATGACACTAACGTACCGTTGGTATATTATAACAATACATTTCAGTCATATGGTATTATTAACAGCGTAAATAATGAACCCTGGACAGTTGTGCCAAAAAAAAATCTGAAATTTTATGCTAGTCTAAATAATCTTTTGGCAAATTTGGTCATTAATAATAGTATAAAAAATTTTGCAACCACCTTTTCAATAAAAGTTCCTGTTAGTATTTATTTTACTGCTACAACGAGATCTGACATTCCCGATGGTCCGATTGTTCTAAAAAACAATACGATAAATATAGAAACGACGAATGTCTTTACTTTTTACAACGGAAAACAAATTACTTATAGTAGACAACCAATTGTTACATTTGACAACAACGAAACTATACAATTTGACATTTCTTTTAATAAGAGCTTCGTTAGTAATATAACGTATAACTCTAAAGGTCAGGCTATAAACAACTCCTATTATAATAACACTTTTACTGGTAGATATTTCTTGGGAAATTTAAACATATCAAATTTATATTTATTAACTGCTCCAAGTTATATCTACGATATTAACCTAAATTTTTTTATGGCATCTTCTATTTTGTCTAATGCCAACTATTTAAGTTATTTTGACACTTTTGCGATGGGTGTTTATTCTAACGTGGATTCTACTTTTTATCCGAATATAGCTACAAACATTGTCCTCAAAAATAACTCTAGGTATCCGTTATCGACCTTTCAGTTTTCAGGATATTGATAGAAACTCTTCCAAATATTCTTGAGTATAACTCTTTAAATCAAAATGTAAATTGTCCAAATGGTTTATTAACACGTAAGACATGTATTCTAACTCGTTTATGTATTCTTTGGCAAGATCAAAGTAAAGATGCGCCACTTTTTTGTTTTTTTCTTTATCATTCAAAAAGCTCCGGAATAATTTTCCCGAACGAAACAAAAACACCTCGCGAATATCGGTGTTTGTAAACAAACAGTATTTTATTTCTATTTGCTCTACTAGATCTATCAATTCTTCATAAATACGAACAAGATTTTCCGACATTCTTTGTTTTTCACCGTGATTGGTTTTTAGAGTCGTTATAAAATTGGATAATATGTTTAATTTCATAATAATATTTCTATCAAAACTATATTTTTTTTGCTCTAGAACGAAGGATCCAAATAATTCCAATTCCACCGTCGTTTTATAAATTTTGTATTTACAATCGCGCGTTTTTTTTGTGTTCAATAATTTGTCATCCAAAATAGCGTCAATATATTCGATTGACTTTAAATTTGGTGAAAACTCCATTGAAAAATATAAACCCAATGTTTTATATTTTTTTTTTGATTAATCTATTTACGTGAAACACTTTGTATATGACTAGAAGCAGATTCGTAACTAGGATTTGAAAGAATTTCGGGTGCACTGTTTAGAAAGTTGTCAAAATGTTCTTTTTTTGTTTGTTGCATCACTATTTGACCAGCGTCTTTTACCGAACCACCAACTACTTCAACTCCGAATTTCGCGCCATCGGTTGCTTGATCTGCCGCTGATCTTATCGCAGCACCTAAACTATATCCAAACATATCCAGTACGTTACGTAAAATAGGAGAAAAAATGTCCGTGATAAAATCCACCACACCGGCTCCGATTCCGAATACATTCACTCCTAAAATGGATAAAATGACTAAACTCAACAGAATAATTATGATGGAATTTTTGTATTCAGATGTAGTTGAATTTTCACAAGTAGAAAATCGATTAAGAGAAGTTTTTTCCATTTTACTATATGTTTTTATTTTTATACTGCTCGTTTAAAAATAAAATATTATTTATATAATCATCTTAATGGGAATCTTCAATTATATCGACACGTTTTTTTTTATTAGTTTAGGAATAACCTTTGTTTTAATATTGTTGCTAGTGTTTCACTTTAAACAGCGTATTTCGGATTTAGAAGACAAAACACAGACTATGTTTGAAATTATTAATAACATTGTCAAAGAACTGTCACTTGTAAAGAATAATTGCTGTTGTTGTAACAGCCGATTTACCCAAATACCCAAAGAGAATTTTATGCCTTTTCATTTAAATTGTGCGCCGGGTATTTTTTCGACCCAAAACGAGAAGATTATAGTTTCCGATGATGAAGAGGAAGAGGAAGATGAGGAAGACGACGAGGCTGATGACGATGCTGATGACGAGGAAGACAATGATACCGATGACGATGATGATGACGTGGACAGAGAGGATGACGATGAGGGAAATAACATAAAAATTGTAAATCTGGACGTAACCGATTCCGTTGAATTAAATGAAGTAGAAACTATTCTAGAAGAAACTTATCATACAGTAGAAACCGCGGAAACAGAAGAGAAGGGTCCTATTCAGATTGATACTTCTAAGGAGATGTATAAAAAGATGACGATTCAAGCTCTTAAAAACCTAGTAGTAACTAAGGGTCTTTCTGGCGACGCCAACAAACTTAAAAAGAACGAATTAATAAAACTATTAGAACAAAACGAGGAATAAAAAATAATCTTATATATTATAAATGTCGTATACACCGTATAACGAACCAGAAAAAACCAAATCTAATTTTCCTATCACACCCAGCAAAATATCCTATTTAGGCTATAATACCAACAATCAATATCCCGAATTTCCTCCTCTTATGATGGATGGCCGAGCTATCATTTCTTCTTATCAACCTGAATCCGCTATGAATAACGATATTATTATGCAGAATAATATTACAACGAATTGGCAGTACCGTCAATATTTGATGAATAACGCCGAACAAATAATGCAACAAAATTTCACTGACGCATGTAATGACTCCGGATCCTCTACGAAACTTTACGAAATCCATAGTGACGCAAATGTAATTAAGGACCCGTTGTCGTCCCCGTTTGTTTACTCAGAAACCAACCAGTCTGATAAACCATTTGGTCATAGTAACAGCGATCTGAAGACGAATTATTTATCAAGAGAGGATCTAACAGCTAAAAAGAATGTGCAAATGACAATGTCCCCGTAAATCGTTCAACAAAAAAATATAATGTAGCAAAATATCAAAACTAATGCGAATTCTTAGTTTTGATATAGGAATAAAAAACATGGCGCTTTGCTTTTTTGACTTATCAGGTTCTCAAATTCGACTCCTGGAATGGAGAATATTAGATCTTATGAACATTGAGCCGGAACAACATAGGTGCGGGTGCTTGTTAAAAACCGGAACAAAATTATGTGACAAACCCGCCAAATTTACGAAAAACGGGAACTTTTTTTGCGAAAAACATGCCAAGTTAAATAAGGAGTTCAATATTCTTACCAAGGAATGTTCTCAAATCTCCCTTAGAAAAATGAAAATCGGCGAACTTCGTCAGTTTTGCCTCGATCGAGCTATCAACGCCGAGGTTGATACCAAAAAGGCATTACTAGAATTTCTAGAGGTCTATTTTTTGAGAACCTGTTTTGAATCTTTAACTACACCCAAGAAAACCAGCGCAAATAACATCGATTTAATAACAATAGGAAAAAATATGAAGCGAATTTTGAACGAAATTGAGAACCTAGACAATATTGATATAGTATTAATTGAGAACCAGATATCACCCATTGCAAATCGTATGAAGACAATACAGGGTATGTTGGCGCAATATTTTATTATGAAGCAAGACGATGTAGGTATTGAATTTATATCATCGGCAAACAAACTAAAAGATTTTGCCTATGCTGAAAAAAAATCATATAAAGAGAACAAAAAGAACGGGGTCTTGTATTGTTCTCAATTACTGCAATCTATTTTTGAATTCGAAAGGTGGACACCACTATTAGAAACAAAAAAGAAGGATGATTTAGCCGATGCTTTTTTACAGGGAATGTGGTATATCAAAAATAAATTGAATATTATGCGGAGTACTTAAAAATAAATATTGTATTATTAACATAAATGGAAGTAATTGATATTGGGTTAAATGATTTAGAACCTATTTCGCTGAATTTTAACGACGGACCCCCAAAATCCACTAATTTTGGTCCCGGGATTGAATTGTTGATGAACGATAAGAAGAAAACCTCCAGTAGCGCGGGTATGGATTTAGGTGATTTGAACAATTTAGAGAACGAACTAAATGAATTGTCTAGCTCAGCTTCTGGTTCAAGTGAAACCAGTAAACCTACCGGAGAGACCAAAACTCTTTCTGGTTTTGCTGCAAATTTATTTGGATTTGGCGGATCGGGAGATTCCAACACAGAATCCAGTGCAAATGATTCTAAATTGGGTTCTGCTACTTCTGAAAACGCCGGGAATACAAAAACCTGGGATGGATTTTCCAAACTAAACGAGGTACCTTTACATGAGGATCGTTCATCTGCCAAATTAACTGACCGCGAGAAAAGACGTAAGAAACGCGCTATGATAAAGAAACTTGAAGAATGGCACGAGAAAGGTCTCATCAAGCATAGTTCCCATTTCAATATGGATTCCAATTTTGAAGAAGTCGAAGATGAATATGAAACCGCTTTAGAAGACAAACGCAAAAAGGATAGCATAAAATTACAGGGTTGGTGGTTTATGACCTTTGTGAATTCCGTTGAATACGCAAACACGGCGTTTAATCCCTTTGATATCAATTTAGATGGATGGGGTGAGCAGGTCAGCGAGGATCTAGATAGTTACGAAGAAATTTTTACTGAATTACACGATAAATATAAGGGTGGTAAATTGGCACCGGAACTTTCATTATTACTGCGATTAGGTTTTAGTGCGGCAGTGGTGAATTTTACCAACAAAGCACTTTCCACCAGTGTTCCTGGGTTTAACGACGTGATTCGTCAAAGTCCTGAGTTGATGAAGGCGTTTACAAGTGCTACCGTTAATTCTATGAGTCAGCAGTCGCCTGGATTTGCCTTTGCAAATAACTTGATGCAAGAACAGCAAAATCGTCCCCGCGGACCTCCTCCACCAGCGCCAGTAGAAACGAAGAATCAGAGTGCTCCGGTTCGTCCTGGAATGGTATTTACGGAAGCACCCGGAAACCGGCAAGACATTAACGCGGCCAGAGGAAGCATGTTTCGGGAGCAAGGCATAGAAATGAATAATTTTAGGGATTTGAATGATCCAAATGAATTAATGAGAGCCCCTCCTATTCAACCGGTCTCGGCTGGTCGACCCGAGATGAGGGGTCCCCAAAATACCGACATTGATAATATTTTGTCTGGTCTGAAAACAAAAAACATTGATATTCGAGAACAACGTGACGACGAGAATGATTCTATGATCTCGGTAAATTCACTTCGTGATTTAGATAACAATAACATGCCCAAGAAATCGCGTAGAAAGCCCCGTTCTGATAAAAATACGGTTTCTTTAGATATTTAGTGTGGCCATGGAAGTCTGCAGTTTTATTTACGCCCAATAAATGAATTGGTGTAAAACTTTGTTTGTAAATAATATTTATCATAATGATTTAAATATTATTTCGCTAATTTAACTATAATGTTCGAATTTTTTGACAGCATCCGTGATACTATTTTAATTTTAAAACGTGTGGTGGAAAGTTTCCTTTGCGATAAATACCAAAAAATCGCACAATCTCTGTCTACTACGAATTATGAAGAAAAGGCGTTTCGATTCATTTTTTTTATGAATCGAGTAAAAGAATACGTAAATTCCAAATTTGTTTGGATATATAACAATAACAGATTTGTTCAACTTAATACAAATAGGATCACTTATTTCGCCAATTACGTCTTGGATTCGCTTCAATCACGTCGAACAGAACCATTTATTAAATCGTGGCTTTGCATTTCCGCGCTGACTAAATCTTATCATAATTACAGGGAATATAAATATAACTACAATGAATTGTATGATACAGACCAGCACGTAAACCAAGACAAAACCGTTCAGGTATTCAAAGAGACCTTTGATATAGTTAAAAACATAGTTAGTACTGAAAACGCAATCGCTGAATGTTTATTGTCCTGCAAATATGAGGGAAAATTGATACATCGAATTTGCAATCCAGCATTGATTCAGTTGAATATGGAACCTAGTAAAATAATAGTGGAAACGTCCGATATTAAGTTTTTAAGCATTGAATACCATAGTAAAGATTACGTTCAATCAATAGTATTAGAACTAGGAAATAATGAATATTTGGTGAATAACGAGATTTTGTCTGTGTCTCATGTTAAGCGTTTACTGGAATATCAAGTGCCGTATCATAGATTTGATACTAAATACACTATTTTGTTGGTTGATAATAATTTGTCTAATGTATCGCTAAATTTCGGTGATTATATTGTTTTACATAAGACCTTTTACAGTATTATGAACGAAAAAGGAGTATTTAAAAACATTTATGGAAATTGCTTCAACGCCACCGGAAATAATAACGAGGCGGCGAATGAATAATAAAAATGATTTAAAAACTATCGACGATGTATTTATACGGTGAAATCCCCTCATGGAAACATTAAACATAGCTCAACCACAGCACGGTTTGAATGATAAATGGGATTTATATTACCATTTACCAAACGAAAAGAACTGGGATTTGTCTGGATATACTGTTATCATGAAATCGATTGACACTGTCGAGAAGGTAATATTATTGAACGAATCAATTACGGAACACGTGGTAAAAAATTGTATGTTCTTTGTTATGCGTGAGGGGATCACGCCAATGTGGGAAGACTGTAAAAATCGGAACGGAGGTTGTTTTTCTTATAAAGTGATCAATAAACAAGTATATGAAGTATGGCGAAATCTGTTTTATATGCTTTGTGGGGAATCGCTTTGTTCAGAGATAGCATTAAATAAACATGTTAATGGAATTACTATATCGCCCAAAAAGAATTTTTGTATTATAAAAATTTGGTTTGATGTCTCAACATATCAGGATCCAAATATTATTAATGACGTACCTAATTTGTCAAAAAATGGTTGTTTATTTAAAAAACACGAACCTGAGTTTTAGAAAATATAATAGTCTCACGCGTCAAAAATGTTTGTAATAATTATATTACAA